CTCGTTAGCCTCGACTTTTTCTCGCTATCCACGGTATTTGACCCAAAAGGGGACGAAATGGCCGCAAACAAGCGCAGCGCCTACAAGAAGCTCGACGCGGCCCTTGCCCCGACGATGACCACGATCGAATACCTCACGGCCTCACTTGTCCAGCTGGAGCAAGCGGCGCAGGACGCGATCGACTCGCGCAGCTGGCAAGCGTGCAGCGCGCTGAAGCTCCGGGCGCTCCAGACGCGCGCGGACCTAGACGCGGCGATCGAGAAGGCCAACCGTCCCGACGACACCATGAGCGACGAGCAGCTTCTGGGCATCATCGTCCAGGCGATCGCGCAGCTGCCGGCTCCCCACCTAGAGCGCCTCGAGGAGGCCATCGCCATGCGGCGCGGCGGGGCTCCCCTGCGTCTCGTCACGGGGACGGACGGGTGAACCTAGCGGCCCTCGCCACCGGGCTCGACACGTTGCAGCGACGGGCTGTCGCGGACCCCCTCGCCTACTTCGTGCCGACGAAGCCTCAGCACACCTTTCTGAGCTCGACGGCGCCGATCAAGCTCGCGCGGTCGGGTAACCAGGTCGGCAAGACCACGATGGGTCTCGTCGACTGCATCTACCGATGCCTCGGGGCGCATCCGTACACGCTGGTCCGGGCGGCGCCGATTGAGGCGTGGATCGTGGTTGTGTCGTGGGAGCAGAGCCTCGGCATTCAACAGAAGTTGTGGAACCTGCTCCCCAAGGACGCGATCGAGCCGGATACCGAGTTCATCCCGGGACGCGGCTTCAAGGGCAAGGTACCCATCGTGAGGTTCCGGAACGGTAGCGTGCTGCGCATCCGCACGGTCAATCAGGGGGCGCTCGCGCTCGCCGGGTCGACAATTGATTATGTTTTGGTGGACGAGCCTCCACCGCAGAGCGTGTGGTCCGAGCTGGCCCCCCGCGTCATGCGCAACCGCGGGCGCATCGCGGTGACGCTCACCCCGGTAGGCGCGCCCCTGGGCTGGCTGAAGGAGCTGGCTGAACGCGGCGTAGTGCAGGACATGCACTTCCCGCTGACGGTGGAGAACACCACGCCCATCGGCGGGCGCCCGCTGCTCGAGCAAGCGGACATTGACCGCCTCGAGTCGCAGGTCCTCCCGATGGAACGGCGCCAGCGCATTCACGGGGATTGGGACTCGGGCTTCGCCGCGGGGCGCGTGTTTCAAGCCTTCGACCCCGCGGTGCACGTGTCGGACCTTCTGCCCGAGGGCGAGTGCCAGGTCGGAATCGGTATCGACCACGGTTCCGAGGGCGGCTCGCAGGTCGCCACGCTGGTCGTCGTCTCACGCGAGGGCGGCGTCGAGGGCAACCCGCGCTTCTGGGTCCTTGACCAGAGCATCTCGACGGGCGCGACGACGCCGGAACAGGACGCGCGCGACATCCTCGCGATGCTCCGACGGAACAACATGCGGATCGAGTCGGTGGATCGCTGGGTCGGCGACCGAAAGCATGGCGGAAAGCGATGGGGCGGGAAGAAGTCGAACGCGCTGCTCATACAAGGTTTCGAGCGCGAGCTCCGGCTCCCCATCGGGACGCTGGGCTTCCGCATTCACACCGCGTGGAAACCCGCCGGCTCGATCTATGAAGGGTCGCGCATCCTGCATTCGGCGATGCTTCGCGCCGACTTCACGGTGCATCCCCGGTGCAAGCAGCTCATTGAGGACCTGCGCCTCTGGGAAGGCGACGACGACGAGCACAAACACGGGATCGACTCCCTGCGTTATGGTGCGGTCGAGCTGGTCACGCGACGGCTATACGTCCCCCAGGCAGTGAGGATCGGATGAGCCAGATTCCCGTCATTTCGAGCGAGCCCTACGAGATCCGGCGCATCGAGCACACGCGCCTGCGCCGTCGCCTCCTCGAGGGGACGTGGGAAGAGGATCTGCACAACCGCCTGCAGATCCACCTGGGGACCGTGCGTAAGGCTGCCTGGGGCTACCCGGACATGTCCTCGAATATCTTCCGACAGATCGCGCGGTCGCTCAGCGCCTTGTACGTGATGCTGCCCGACGTGACGCATCCAACGCGGATGCCCGCGGCAGTGGACCTCGTCGAGAAGATCCAGCGGTCGGGGCTATGGGCTACCATGAACCGCTTCCAGCAGCTGGTCGTCGGATGCCGTGAGTATTGGCAACGCGTCCACGTCGCCGCGGATGGCCGGCTCACGTTCCGGCCTGTCGCTCCCGACATGACGGTGGCGCGGTCCTTCGCCGACCGTCCCGACTACCCGGTAGCCGTGCACGAACTGCGCGAGCGCCTGGACGTGGCCGGGAAGCCCATCTGGACGTGGGATGTCCTCGACATCTCGAATCCGGAGAACCCGATTTACGAGGTCCGCGCCTACGTGGACGGCGGGAAGATGGGGGAGGACCTGAGCGGCGTTTACCTCGGGGGGAGCTACTCGGGTGCTGCCTACCCATATCGTCGGAACGACGGGCGCCCAATCCTCCCATACGTCCTGTACCATGCGGAGCGCATCGGCGATCGCCTGTGGGACGCGTGGGAAGGCGTCGAGGTCGTCGAGGGTAGCCTCAACATCGCCGTGTCCTACTCGATGCTCTTCCACGCCATCAAGGACTCAAGCTGGCCTCAGCGGTACATCGTCGGCGCGGAGCCCCAGGGCGCCACGCTCGAGGGCGGCGTCTCGTCGGCGCGGCGCGAGGTCGTCTCCGACCCGGCTACCGTGCTCATGCTTCGGGCCGTCGATGAGCAGCAACCCGTTATCGGGCAGTGGCAAGCCGGAAGCGATACGACCGCGCTGGAACAGACCATCGCCGCGTGCGCGAATCGCCTCGCTCAGGACGCGGGCGTGTCCCCTGCGGACATCCAGCGCATGGGCGGGACGGCGCGCTCCGGGTACGCCATCGCGCTCAGCAACGAGGGCAAGCGCGAGGCGCAACGGTCCTACGCGCAGAGCTTCCGCGAGAGCGACGAGGAGCTGGTCATGAAGGCCGCGATCCTGCTGAACCGCGTGCTCGGGACGCAGTATCCGGAAGGCGGCTATTCGGTGCAGTACCGCTCCATTCCCCTGTCCGGTTCCGAGCTGGATGCGCGGCGCAAGCACGCCCTGGAGCTCCTCGACGCGGGCCTCATGACGCGCATCGACGCGCTCCGTCTTTTCGACGATGCGCTCACCGAACAGGACGCCGCGGCGATGCTCGCCGAGATCGACGCGATGAACAAGGCGCGCGAGGTCGCCGAGGAAGAGATGGAGGCCGAAGAGCCGGAAGAAGAGACGCCCGAGCATGAGGCCGCGCCCGGAGACGTGGCGGAGGACATCGCAGAAGGCGAGGCACACGACGAGGAGATGGATGCCGGTAGTTAGCGAGCGCCAGCGCCGCTATCTGGCGGCAACGCACCCGGACGTGTTGCGCCGTTTCCTCGAGGAGGGGGCGCGTGCAGGTTTCCGCGCGCCTGCCGCCGTCGCAGCCGAGGCGCGCCGCGGGCTCGAGCTGCGTGCAGAGTTCAACCGCGGCGGGACGGCTATCGGCGCACGTCGTGCGAGCCAGCTCGCTGAGCGCCAGGTGGTGAGCGTCGAGACGCTTCGCCGCATGGTGGCGTACTTCGACCGCCACGAAATCGATCTAGAGGCTCCCGCCGCACGGCGTGGGGCTCCCGGCTACCCCTCCGCGGGTCGCATCGCCTGGCTACTGTGGGGCGGCGACTCGGGACGCGCGTGGGCACGACGCGTCCTGCGGGCCTACGAAGCAACCCGCAAGGAGTGACCATGCCCGACGACACCACGATCCCCGACGAGGTCGGCACCTCGCGTGCCGAGGAACGCATCCGCAGCCTGAGCGCGGAGCGTAAGCAGCTGCGCGAGCAGATGGCGGAGCTGCAGAGCCGCTACGACGCGCAGACAGAGATGGTCAAGCAAGCCGACACCTACAAGGCCACGGCCTCGGAGTGGGAACAGAAGTTCACGCAGGCGCGTACGCAGTGGGAGACGGAGCGCGAGCTCTTCTCGCGGGGCATCACCGACCAGGAGGGCATGGACTTCGTCCGCATGGCGTACGACCGCCTCCCGGCTGAGGGGCGCCCTGCCCTTGGGGAGTGGCTCGCGGGAGACAAACTCCCCAAGGCCGTCCGCGCGTACATGCCGGAGGCGGCTCCCGTCGCCGCGGCCCCCACGCCGCCGACGACGCCCCCTCCTCCCGCCAACGCAGGCGTAACGAACGCCCCGAGCGGTGCCCCGTCGCAATACTCGCCCGAGGCGATCTCGCGTATGAGCCCTGCCGAGTACAAGGCCGCCCGCGCCGCCATCCTCGGGTTGGACCGCTAGCAGCTCGACGCGTGCGCGTAGGCGGGCGATGCGCTAGTCTACGCGTACCCGTCGGGTCGAGCCCCGTACCAGCGAAGCCGGGATGACGAGAAACCATCATCCCAGAGGTACGCCACTATGGCTCTCAACGAATACTCGACTCTGTCTGGCAACGCTCGCGTTGCCGCCGTCCTCGCCCAGGAGATCCAGCTGAAGCTGGCCGATCGCGCGAGCCTGCACAACAACCCGGCGATCGTGAACTTCGGCAACATGGCCGGGCGCGGCTCCGCGGCCCTCCAGGTGCCCATCATCGGCCTCGACGGGTCGGACCTCCTCGCCTCGGCGAGCGACGGTGCGGTCGTCGCGAACACCACGCTCACCTCCACCGCGGCCACGCTGACCATCGGGCGCTACGCGCTCCGCTACGACTTCACGGATCTCGCGGGCCTCACCGACTCCATCGGTCTGAATGCCCAGCGTCTCGCGGAGAGCATGGTCGGTTCCACGCTCATGGCGTTCCAGAACGCCTTGTGCGATGTCATCGACGGCTTCACCGCCACCGCTGGCTCGACGGGCGTCGACATGAGCGTGGACGATTGGTACTCGGCGCAGTTCGCGCTGACGCTCGCTAGCGTCCCCGGTCCCTACATCGCGGTCCTCCACCCGCGTCAGCTCGCCGACTTTCAGTCGAGCCTCCGTGCGGAATACGGCGCGACGCAGTTTGTGCAGGCGACTCAGGAGATGCTCAACATCAAGGGGCAGGGCTTCGCGGGCATGTTCAACGGCGTCGAGATCTTCGTCTCCAGCAAGGTCCCCACGGCGAACGCCGGGGCGGATCGTGCGGGCGCGATGTTCGGTCGCGGCGCGGTCGGCTACGTCGAGGGCTCCCCGTTCCCCATCGTCGGCGCGCCCGGCGTGGTGACCCCGGCGGGCTCCCCGGTCGTCGTCGAGTTCGACCGCGTCATCGGCGGCGGCACAACCTCGATCCTCGCGAGCTACTACCTCGGCATCGGGAAGCTCCAGGACGCGATGGGCGTCTCGATCATCACCGACGCCTGAGCACCAACACCTTCTAGGAGAACACGTGGCAGTCACCTTCACCGATCCTACCAACGCCGCCGGACCGACCTTCGCGGGTCGTCCCGCTGTGCAGACCTCGTCGGGGAGCCCCAAGCTCAACCTGCCGAGCAACGCGCAGTGGTGGTACATCTGGCATCCTTCGCGTTGGCAGTGCATCGACGGAGAGTGGCTGCCTGTGCTCGCCCAGATGCGGGCCACGCCGGGCGTGAACGCCGTCGACAAGGACGGCGACACGTCGGGCGCGGAGACGAAGCTCCGTCGCGAGCATTGGACGGTCATCCCGTGGGATGTCGTCGAAGGCGGCTACGTGACGGAGTACGACGGCGTCCGCGGTCCTGTCAGGCTCTCCCGTTGGGAGACGCCGCGCATGGTCGCGGGGAATGTCGTCCTCACGTCTGACGAGGCCGGGTATCGCGAGTTCCTTCGGGGACTCGTGGTATCCGGTGTCGTTCGGGCGCCGGACCCGTACACGCTGGACGCCCTTAAGGAGCGGCAGCGCCTGCGCGTCCAGGAGAACACGAAGCGCGCGGGCTCCGATCCGGAAGCTCACCGCCGCCTCGAGGCCGATAAGGCCCTCCTCGCTCAGATGGACGGCGCCAAGGTTCCGACCACGCAGGCCCGCAAGGGGCGCGCATGAGCGAGCGCAAGGATATCAGGGACGCGAAGGACCGGTTCGCCGAGACCCTCGTCCGTAACGGTATGCGCCCCGAGCTCGCCGAGAAGAAGGCGAAGGAAGTAGCGCAGAAGCACGACAACAAGCAGAGCCGCTAGCGCCAGCTAGCATCGGAGTCCCCGATGGCCGTCAAGACCTCCCAGAACATGCGCTCGGGCGTTGCCGCCGTAGGCTACATCGTCAAGGCGCTCCCCGCCGACCTCCCCTCCGTTGCCCCGACCGTGACCTCGGGCACGGGCGTCCCAGCGACGACTGAGCCGGACGGCTCCCTCTTCCTCCGCACCAACGGCGCGAACGCTGACCAGGCGCTCTATGTCCGCATCGCGGGTAGCTGGGTCGCAATGAAGGGCGCGACCTAATGTCGAGCGCCGACACCGAATACGCGCCGCGGTTCTCCATCCCGGAGTTCATCGAGCGCGGACGCGACAACAAGATCACCGCTCCGGTCTACCGGAGTGGGGCTCTCGTCGCGCCCCTGTCGGGGACGGTGTCGGTCTACAAGGCAGATCAGACCGCGGTGGTCAACGCCGCCGTGGTCACAATCGCGGGGAGCGTGGCCAGCTACACGATCCCGTCCGCGACCCTCGCGCCGCTGGTCCTCGAGGAAGGCTGGCTGGTTGAATGGTCGCTCGCGATGCCGGACGGCGTAACGCACGTCTTCCGGCGCGACGGGGCGCTCGTCCGTCGCCGGCTCTACGCGGTGGTGTCGGACATCGACCTATTGCGGCGCCATCGCGACCTCAGCCAGCTGCGCGAGGCGGGCGTGACCAGCTACCAGGACTACCTCGACGAGGCTTGGTGCATGGTCGAGAACCGCCTCATCTCGGGCGGGAAGCGTCCATATCTGGTGATGTCACCCGCGGCGTTTCGGGAGGCGCACGTCTGCCTCACGCTTCACCTGGTGTGGCAAGACTACGCCACCTCAGCGGGCGATACCTCGCGCTACCAGCAGCTCGCGGACTCCTACGGGCAGTCCTACGAGAACGCGTGGCAGCAGCTCACGTTTCACTACGATGAGACGGACGAGAACGTCGTTAACGTCGACCGCCGCAACGCCGGCTCGCCTACCCTCTGGCTCAACAGTGGGTCGGGCAGCGACCTGTGGCCGTACAACCGGGGTATCCGGTGAAGACTCGCGCCGAAGTGCGGTCGCTCTTCGACACGCAGTGCGCTGCGGTGTCGGGCTGGACGCGTTCGCGCTTCGCCGCGGATGTCTTCGGGCGCGATGCTGACTCGCTCATGGGCACGGGCAAGCTCTTCGCCGTGGGCCTCGGCGACACCAACAACCGCATGGGCGGCACAGGCAACGGTTACCGCGGTCGCCCTGGTCAGGGCCTGCTCGTCGAGACGACGGCCATCGTGCGCTGGGCGTATCGCCTGCGCCCGAAGGACCAGACGACCTCGCGCGACGAGGCCGAGGCCGCGGGTCAGGAACTCATGCAGGCGTGCGAGGCGTACACCTCGACGTGGCCCGGTGAGCTGAAGGTTCAACTCCAGACGGTGAGCGCGGAGGTGGTCGACTCGGGGGAATGGTTCCTCGGTACGGCGACCTTCGTGGTGCTCCACGCACTGCCCATTTCGTAAAAAAGGGAGGTAAAAATGGCCGTATCCGCGGTAGTGAAGAACTTCAGGGACGGGAAGCTGGTCTGGTCCGACGCCACCACCCCGACGCCGATCACCCTCGAAGTCATGTATGAGGCTGGCGACCTGAGCTTCAGCGGCATCACCGAGTCTCAGACGGAAGTCACGACGTACCTGGACCGCGGCGACCTCGGCAGCCTCCGCAAGACGAACGCCACGTTCGTGACGGGTCAGTTCACGGCGCACTTCACCGACATGCGGTCGGCTGAGAAGACCCTCCTCGCGCTCGCGACGTGGACGGGGCCATTCGCCACGGCGGTCAAGTCGCTCGCGGGCAGCGACGTGAAGACGTACAAAACGGCAGTTTGGACGGTGGAGGGTACAAATTTTGGGGACGCCGCCGACCACGTCCTCACGGCGAACGACGTGCACATCACCTCCTGTGACATCGCGGAGGGAGACCCGAACTCCTACACGATCTCCTTCACGGTGTACGGGGCGCTGGTCGCGACCTGATATTGCGCCGCGTGCAAGGTAGGCGCTCCCCGTGCTACGGTGCGGGGGGCGCTTTCTGCGTCTAAGGAGTCACATGCAGGTACAGATCGGGCCGCACACTGTCGCGCTCAAGTCTCCCCCGTCGTTCATGGTCCGTCGCGAGGTCGCGATGGCGGTTCAGCGCAGCGCCCTCCGCGGGCTCTGTGCCGCCTTGGGCGTGTGCTGGGGCGGAAAGCCTCTCCGCACGAAGTACGAGTATGACGCCCTCGGCTACGGCGGGCAGGTATTCGACGAGCTCATGGCGCTGGGGCTCCCCGAGGCCGACATCTACGCCGCCGGCGCGAAGGCCCTCGAGCTCTGCGTGGACGTTCCGACCGAGGCGGGTGTCGCGCGTGCCGAGGGTTTTACGCCAGCGCCGACGGAGGGCTCGACTCCGTAGCCCTGGAGATCGGCCTCATGTATTGCGGCGACCCGGAGGCGTTCTACGCGTGGCCTCTCGAGACGCAGGAGCGCGTCCTCGGGTGGTGGCGACGGAAGCATGCGCCGGCGAAGCCCAAGCGGAAGGCGTACACGCCACGCCCGCAGGGTAGTGTGGACCCGTCGGCGAGAGCCTTCTGGGGGATCTAGTGGGCGTGAAGGTCAAGTCTGGCAACGTCACCGCGGACATCACCGGGACACTTCAGGTACATCTAGACCGCGTGGTGAACACGGTCTATGCCGAGGTGCGGGACCGGCTGGAGACCATCGGCGAGACGATCGTTACCTCGGCGGAGGCTACCTGGTACATGCAGGTGGACCGGAAGACAGGCGAGACGGGCAAGGTAGACGATGAGTTGCGCCTCACCCCCGATAGGCTGAGTGTCGTCGTGATGCCAGAAACGACCAAGCGGACCTACGTGGTGCGGCGTCCTGGCGCGAACTCCACACGGCGCAAGCTGGCTACGAAGGACGAATACTCCGCAGCCATGAGTCAGTATCGCCGCACCGGGCAACTTCCTGAGCAGTGGACGCGCGACGGTACGCGCTTCTCTGAGGGGCGTCCGAGTTTCCTTGAGAGGCGGGTCCCCAACCCCAAGGCGTCGGACGGAAAACTCCTCTGGCAAGAGCTGGTCATCAAGCCGGGGAAGGCCCTCGGGAACAAGCTCAAACGCGAAGGCTCGGACGCGATAAGGGCAGTGGTGAAGCGTAACGGAGGCTGAGATGGCAGACGTAAATCTTACCGTCAGTGCGGATATCGGCGACCTCCGTCGCCAGCTAGAGAACATACCCGGCATCACCGCCGAGCAGGCGCGGCTCATGGTGGCCGAGCTGGACCGCGGCTACAAGCGCGCCGAGAAAGCCGCGGCGTCGGCTGCGAAGGCTACCCGCGCCTCGATGAAGCAAGCCGAGGAGGCGACCAAGCGCGCCGCGGAGGCCGGGAAGGAACTCGGCGACCGCTTCGGGAACGTCGGTAGCGGCGCTGGGAAGCTCGCCGGGGCCCTCGACATGCTGGCCCCTGGTCTAGGTAGCGTGGGGCAGGGCATCGCGGACCTAGCCGACGTTGGCGAGGTTGCCGCAGGTAGTCTCGGTGGCCTTGCGGGCCCTGCGCTTGTCGGACTCGCCGCCGCCGCCGTGACGCTCGGACCTGTGCTCATGAACCTGCAGGCAGAGATGGCTGCGGAAGCCGAGGCCGCGCGCGTGATGGGGACGGCCAACGCGTACGCGCGCAGCGAGCTCGAGCTGCAACGCGTGGCGGCGCTGGATCTCGCGGTGGCTACTGGGCAGATGACGGACGCGCAGCGCACTGAGGCGGATATCCGCGCGCAGTCGGCGCAACGTCTCGGTACCTACCTGGACACGTTGACGGATACCGTAGAGAAGACGCGTGAAGCTGAGATGCCGTATGCTCATCTGGCACAGAGCTTTGGGGAGATGCAGGGCAAGCTCAACAAGCTCAACCCCTCATTGTGGCTTCTGAATGGCATTATGGGCGATTCGCTGCCGACCGCAGGTGAACTCGCGAAGAAGTTCACCGACTACATCGGCGTCACGGGCAAGCTTGAGGCAGCGGAAAAGAACGCAGCTGCGGCGCATACGGTAGCGACCGACGCGGCGAAGAAGACGCGGGATTCACAGATCAAAGCCGCAGGCGCTAAACGCCAGCACATCGCTGCGACGAAAGACCTCCGCGCGGAACTGAAGAAGAGCGCCGCTGACAAGGAGGCGGAAGCTGCCGTTGCTCAGCTCCAGAAAGATGCCAGCGATCTACAAGCCGAGGTCGAGCGCATTATGGCAGAGGAGTTCGACCGTACCGCGACGAAGGCGCAAAAGCTAGAGCTGCGCCTGCTGTCGCTACAGGAGGCGACGGCATCTCTAGCGGCTGAAGGCGTCGACATCGATACGTCTCGCGCACAGGCGATCCTTTCTGGGCAGAAGGCAGCCGCCGAAGCCGAGGCGCGAATGAAGGCCGCGGAGGACGAGAAGAAGGCGCGCGAGGCGCAGCTCGCCGCTGACATCGCGTTTTACGCGCAACGTGCCGAGATCGCGAACGGCGCCGCCGACGTGGTGTCCGCCTACTCGCAGTACAAGCTGGATCAGCAGGTCACGGCCTACGAGGATGCCGTCGCGGCGCAGGAGGCCCTCGGCAAGAACGCGACGGAAGGCGAGAAGAAGCGAGCAGCGGAAGAGACGCAGGAGAAGCGGCGGCAGGCCATGATCGCGTTCGCCATCGACAAGGCGGCGAAGCTTGCCCAGGCGCTGACCGCCGTGGCCCTCGCGACCATCAACGCCCTCGCAACCCCGCCTGCGCCTAACTACATCGCCGCGGGCCTAGCAGCGGCGGGCGGTGCGGTGCAGGTCGCAACCATCGCCGCCACGCGCCCTAGCTTTCACTCGGGCGGTATGGCCGACTTCGCCCCGGACGAAGCATCGGCCATCGTGCGGCGTGGCGAGGCCGTGCTCTCCCCTGCAGGCCGCGCCGCTATCGGCGACGACACGATCCGCGCCGCCAACGCGGGAATGGGAACGGGTGGAACCATCGTCGTGCAACAGGTCTATCGTCACCGCGTCTTCGACTCGTTCGTGCAGGACAACCTGCGGACGCGCGGCCCCCTGTCCCGGGCGTTAGGTGCGGGTGCACGCGCAGGCCAGCGGAGGAGCTAGAGCATATGGGCACCGCATACACTCCCGACGCCCTCCGGGGCATACTCATTCCCGACCCGCGCATCTCGCCGTCGCAGACGGGCGCTGGCTCGACGTACACACAGGCTGAGCCGCAGCCGGGCGTCCCGGCGCCGTCCTCGGCTACCTTGATGGTCCTTGAGACAAGCGGTACGCAGGCCGACACGACGGTCCTCGTCCAGACCGTGCGCGCAGGCGGGGCGGTCACGACGGACGCCATCCGCGCGGGCGCCTTCGCCTGGCAAGAGACGGGCGGGCAGTGGCAAGGCTGGGACGGCCCCCTCGGGTACGCCGGGTTCGAGCCTGTGCACGCGTGGGGTAGTGGCGGCGCGACCCCGCTCTACACTTACCCGCACGCCCTCTACACGCGGAAGGGAACGCGGCTTGTCTCCGCGCAGAGCACGGTCGCCCTCGGCGTGGTGCAGAGCTGCGTCGTGCATCGCCGGGACCAGACCGGGGCGTCGACCATCACGACGGTGGTGTCCAGCTCGGCGACGGGGCAGCCGCTGCACTCCTGTCTGCTCGAGCTCCCCGACCGCTTGCTCCTGCTCGTCGCCTACGACGACCTCGCGAGCGTGGGTCTCCAGGTGCGGGTTTACGCGAGCGACGACGACGGCGGAACGTGGGCGCTTCAGAGCGGCGCGGCCCTCCCGGCGTACATCGACACGACGACGACGACCGTGCGCCGTCTCCGTGCGGCGTACCAGGGCGGGCAGGTGCTGATGATGCTCGCCGTGCGCGTCTCCGCGGCGACCGTCCCCGATACCCTCTGGCAATACGCCAGCGCCGACGAGGGCATGAGCTACGCTCTGGTCGAGGCCATCCCCGGCACGGACGCGGCAAGCGTCCACACGGGCGGCGTGCACGACATCTACGCCATCCCCGATGTCGGCTTCGGTGTGGTGTACTGCGGTTCCTCTCGCTCGGCGTGGGGCGCCACCTCGACGACCCTCAGCAAGCGCCTTGGGAGCGCCTACAGTCGCTGGTCGGACGTGGACCCTGTGCAGGTAGGTCTACTTGCCCCTGCGACGCTCCTGAGCCTCGGGAACCAGCTTAGCGACGACACGGAGCTATGCGCCGCCGTGGACGAGGACGGACAGGTGTACGCCCTCGCGCCCAACTCCGGCAACGCCTCCCGTGTGCGCCCCGCGCGCAGCTCGGACGGTGAGACGTGGTCGCTGCTGGGGCAGGCGGCGAACCTCGTCCACAGCCTCGACTACGGTGGCGAGCGCGTCACCTCGATGGTCGCGGTCTGGTACGCCGGCACCCTGCACGTCATTCACACGGTCGACGCCACGACGGTGTACGACGCGCAGCTGGGAGACACGGCGCTCTCCGGGTACACCTCGGCGACCCTCCCAATGCTTCCCGCCGTGCAGGCGAGTGCCGACTACTCGGCTGGCTCCTACATGACGTGGGAGCCGTGGTGGGCGCCGGACGCCATCGGGTGGACCGTGACGACGATCGGTGCCCCGACGACGACCCTCACGGGCGGCGCCATGCAGATCTCGGCGGGCCTCGCTGAGGTCCGCACGTACACGCACACGCGCACGACGGCGCTCACGGCGGCGCATACCGTGCAGGCCCTCTGGGCGGTCGACCCCGACCCCGGAACGGCTACCGAGACCCTCCTCACGGCGGCGAGCAACACCTCGACGTACCGTCTCCGGGTGCGCGTCACGACCACACAGGTCCTCTGCTACGACGATGTCTCGGGCGTCCTCCGCCTGACGTACAATCGCACGGGGTCGCAGTACGTCCACGTACGCGCGTGGTTGAGCAACCAGGGCGGCACGGGCAAGGCTACCGTCTGGGTCTGCGAGATCGACGGCATTCACGAGGTCGCGCGTGACTTCATCCGCATGCTCAACAACGACGCAATGACGGACGCAGGCTTCACGGCGGCGGCGCAGTCGGTGAAGATCGGGCAGACGGGGCAGGGCGTGTCGAACTGGCGTTACTGCGCGTCTCAGTACTCCTCCCAGATGAGCTCCCCGCACGGCCTGTCGATCCCGTCGCAGGTCGGTGGGCGGGCATTCAGCTCGAGGTCGCTGACGCCCTCGGACGGCCTGCGGTTGCGCGCAGTCGGCGGGCCGGCCGCGCCCGATGACCTTTGGACCATCGCGCCTCGCTACGGCCACGGTATCGCTGCGCTGGCCTCAACCTCGCCGTCGGTGACGTGGCGGTCTACCGGGACGGCGTCGGCGCAGATCTTCGTCTGGGAGACAGACACGACCGCCGCCAACGTGTCGCCGCTCATGGGACCCGTCGGTGCCCTCTATCTGGGCGCGACCAACTTCCGCACGGCTACCATCGAAGGCCGCAACGCCTTCGGTGTCTGGGTGAGCATTGGAACGTGGGATGCAAGCGCCGGACAGGCAGGCCTGCAGTGGGTGCGCCGCGGGAACACCATCTACCCGGACACGACCTCTAGTGCGGGCACGTATTGGTACCCTCACGGCATGCTGGACGGGGCTCGGTTCACCTTCGACACGGCGGCAGGGCCTGTCCGCGCCATCCAGTACCAGACTGAGGGCGCGTGGACAAACGTCGCGACGAAGCATGCACGCGCTACCCTCTTCGGAGACGTATCGGCGGTTGCCCTCAGTGGAACGGCGGGCGCATTCCTCGCCACGGGCGGGCTTCTCGTCTGGAACAACGACCCCAGCTATTCCGCCTACAGGCTGACCATCCCCGTGCAGCAGGTCGCAGAGGCGTACTACGAAATCGGGGTGATGGTCCTCGGGCACCTCGCCGTCTTCGGTCGGCGCTACTCCTGGGGACGCACGCTCACGTCCGAGCCGAATGTGGAGCTCCGCACGGGCGCGAACGGACGCCGCACCTCGCTTGTAGCCGGGCCGACGCGTCGGGCGGTGGAGTTTGGGTGGACGGATGCCGCGGACCAATCGGCGTTCAGCGTAGACCAGACGACCTCGACGCCAGACTTCTTCTACGCGTCCTCGACGGGGACGCCCGAGCCTGCCGCCGCGAAGATGGACGGGCCGGCCCTCATGCGTGGCATCGTCGAACACCTCGAGGGGCCCTCGACGCCCATCGTCTACGTCGCGCACCTTCCGCGCGTGGCCCTTGGTACCACGCAGATGGTCGTGCATCCGGACCTCCACCTGTACGGTCGGATCGTCTCCGAGGTGAGCATCGAGACGGTGCAGGGTACGGAATGGCTGGGCAACGGCGCGACGGGTGAAATGGTACGGACCTCCAACGTCCGCATCGAGGAGGAACTGTGACCGACCGCTGGACGCCCGCGCAACTATCCGGCACTATCCGCTGGGTGCTCAGTCTCGAGTACGCGGGCGGTACCTGGTACATGACCGACGAGGCCATGACCATCGACGACGGCGCGGGCGGCAGCATTGTGCTGACGGACGGCCTCCTAGAGACGGGCGACACCGTCGAGAGTATCGACCTGTGGGCGACGGAATCCCCACGGCGGTCCTGTGCGGTTGCATTCGACCTCGGTGTGGACGTTGCGGCGCTTGTCGAAGAGGGGCACGACCTCGCCGGCTGCGTGGCCGAGCTGGCCCAGCTGGCCGACGGGGACGCGTGGAGCAACCGTCGCCCCTTCGTGCGAGGCCGCCTCGTGGAACCTCCGTACGGGGCAACTGAGGAGGGAGTACAGGCGAGTATCGAGCAGGATGTGCTGACGGCCGAGAGCGCGCTCTCGCCTATGACCATCCCCGCGGTGGCCATCTTTGATGCTCTCGACGCTACGACCTACCCGCTCCGCAGCGCCACCGATGAAGGGATCGTTATCCCCGTCGTGTTCGGAACACCGGGCGATGGTGTCGTACCAGGTACACTCGCGGCCTCAATCGGGAGCGTGATTGACTCGGGCGGTACGCCGTTCGCCGTCTATGCGGTGGCTGCGCATGCAGTAACTGCGACGTCCGTAACGCTCGTAAACCGCGACGATGGATCGACGGTATCGCTTCCCATCGTTCGTCTGACCGTCGAGACGGGCGACGTGGTGTCTCTGGTATTCGATGATCGGTCGGTATCGCCGTGGACTCCGACGGCTACACCCGTCGTCTTGTGGGGTGCGGGGGGTGGGCTTGTAGCCGATGGCGTCGGTGCCCTCACTCATGCGGGTGATTTCGTCGCGTGGCTCCTGTCGCTGACCGAGCAGCAGGTGGACCACGGTCGCGTCAACCTCGCGCGCAGCTTGCTCGCAGCGTTTAAGCTCAGCGGGTACGTCGACGACGCCGTTGGAGTCGCCGACTACATCCGCGAGGCCGTTCTCGACATCGTCCCCGTGTCGATGATGGTAGGACCTCGCGGGGTTTACCCGCTGGTATGGCGATGGGATGCAACCGAGCTGGACGCCGTCGCCTATTGGGATCTCACGACCGACCTCGACATCGCCCGCGAGAGCGTGGTGACCTACGAGGACGCCGACAAGGTCGCAAACGCGGTTCAACTACGCTTTGGGTGGAGCCCCCAGCGCGACGATTACACGCGCGAGATGTGGGCCGTTGGCGACCCGGCCTCGCGTCCTCGAGGACTTCGCTTCGGCGGCGCGGCCTCGCTGGCCCTCAGCTATTGGAGCGACCCGGTCCTCGCGCGTTCGACCGTGAGGTATGGCGTTAGACGCGACGCGCTGGAGACGGCGATCGTGCATGACGACCTAACGGCCTCCCGCGTCCTCGCGTGGCGTTCCCGGCGCTGGGCCCTCCCCTCGCGCGTCGTCGAGTACTCGGCGCCGCAGACCTACGCGTGGGTGGAGCCGGGCGACTACGTGACGGTCACCGACCCGGACCTCGCGTGGACCGAGCGACTGTGCCTGGTGCAGTCGAGGGCGTGGGCCGCGGACGGGTCGGTGCGCTATACTCTGCGCGTCCAGGAGGGGTAGATGGCGACGGCTACGCACACTCAGTACGGGTCTCGGACTCGACTCACGGTCACGGGAAGCCTTACGAGCTACGCCGCGGGGACGCGGCTCGCCATCGAGACAGGCGGCGAGGTCACGCTCGTGCAGGTCCTCCGCGTCAAGCTGAAGCGTACCGCCGGCACTGCGGCGAGCTTCACGCCCCGCGTGTTCTCGACCTCGGGCGGTGCGAGCGGAACCGTCGCTCAGCAGTTTGTCGGCAGCTCGACGGTCATCGCCGACCTCTTCGACGTGGTGTGTACGGGCGTCTTCTTCGACACCGACGCTACCGGGAAGCTCTACTTGGAGCCGGGGCCTAACGCGGGCTCCGACAACGCCTTCGACTACGAAGTCGTGCTCGAGGTGCTCTGATGGCCGGGACGCAGACCTTCCCCACCGTCCCCTCGACGGGCGGGACCGCAACTAGCGCCGAGTACATGCTCGGCATGTTCGGCGACGGCAGCGATGGGACGTTCACCTACGTCACCTCGGGCACGCCCTACACGATCGCGCGGGAATGGAACTACGCGGACCTGACCATCCAGGCGGGCGCGACGGTCAAGCCTGCCGGCTTCCGAGTGTTCGTGCGCGGCACGCTCAGCAACGCGGGGAGTTTCAACGACGACGGACTCCCCGCTACCGGAGCGACCGCAGGAGTAGCTCTCGCAGCTCGACAGTTCCTCGGCGCGCAGTCTGGCGCCGGCGGCGCTGGGCGCAACACCACGGGCGTCGGTACGGGTGGGTCGGCTATCTCCTCGAGCTCCTACGGGTCCCTCGGTGTGATGCCCACTGGTGGCGCAGGCGGGCAGGCCGATGGCGCGAACGTAGGTGGGACTTCTGGGTCCGCGACTCCGGGTTCCGCGCGCTGGGCATCCCTCCTGGTCTATGGCCGTGGCGCTACGGCGGTGAATGGTGGCTCAGGCGGCGGTGGCGGCGGCTGCAACGTCGGCACGGGTACGGCCACCTCGGGCGGCGGAGGTAGCGGCGCAGGCGATGTGTACATCGCGGCGCGCTACATCGTGAACACGGGGACCATCTCTGCTATCGGCGGGAAAGGCGGCGATGCCGTCGCGACAGGTAACGGAGCAGCTGGTGGCGGCGGTGGCGGCGGTGGCGGGCACGTGGGCATCATCACGATGACCCCCTCGGCTTCTATCGGTGGCGTCGTGTCGGCGGCGGGCGGTAGCGGCGGCGCTGCGGCTGGCACGGGTACCGTCGGTAACGGCGGCTCGGCTGGCTCTGTCTCGTACCTCATCCTCGCGTAGGAGTTGCCATGAAGGCCCTCGTCGTCCCCGCTGACTTCCCGTCCGACACTGCAACCCAGCTGGCCCTCGCCAACGGGTGCGCTGGCTTCTACTCAGGCATCCCGCCGAAGTGGGTGGCCTTGTCCGAGGCGCAGAGCTGGACGCTTCCCTGCGTCGTCGAGACGGACGAGTACGATACGGTCATCTCCTGGGCTCCGGTGCCCTGACATGGCGCGCATCCCGCTCTACCGTGACGCGGCGTCCTCCAAGGTCGCCGCGCGGCTGAAGGCCGGGACGAACGTCACGATCACCGACACCGAGGTGGGTGGCGTCCTAGAGGTGACCATCGCCGCGTCAGGTGGCGGCGGCGGCGGTGGGACGCCTGCCTCGACGGTCGTCTCCGAGACTACGCCCGGACTCTCGCCTGTCGTCGGGACCTCGACGGACTACGCCCGAGGCGACCATAGCCACGGCTCTCCGCCCATCCCGGCGCACACGGCGCTCAGCTCGCTCGCGTGGACCTCTGCAGGGCACACGGGAAGCTCCACTGCCGTTGCCGCGTGGAACGGTGGCGGTACGGCGGCAGTCGTACAGGCCACGACCGATGAAACGATGCTGGTGCGCCGAGGCGGCGTGCTTCAGTGGGCGCCAATCATCGCCGCCGTGGCGCTCATTGGGACTGAGGTCGTCCTCGGCGGCGTCACGGTGGATACTGACTTCTACACCCTCGTCACGGGGACCATCGTATGAGCCTCGCAGCCCTTCCCCACCGGAAGCCCACCCCGGTCACGTCGGCGTCCAACGGCATCGTTGACATGCTGAACGCCATCTGGACGGCCGTCCAGCCGAGCGTGACGACGTACGTGGACGGGACGACGCGCACGTTCAGCGGATCCGGGACAGGATGGACATGGACGCGGTATCAGAACGCGGGTGTCACCGAGGCGATCTATGCATCGCCGCCCACGGGCTCGCTCGCCCAGCGCATCATCATTGCGGGCGCGACAGGAACGCCGACCCCCTCGCCGACGATGCTCATCGACACGTACCTAGCGAACCGTCTACACATCGGCCTCGTGAAAAACGCAGGCGCGTTCAATGCCTGGAACGCCGCAGCTCCCTTCACCACGGGGCAGTTCACCGGCTACGTCCAGCTAGGCACAAACACGCCCACCGCGCCGATTACCTTCACAGTGTACGAGTCCGAGGAGACGGTTCAGATCTCAATGGGTACTGCCGCGGCTGGTGCTCTCTACGGCGCAGGTGCTGGTGCGCTGGTTGACCCCGACACCGGAGACGCTGCGGACGGCGAGAGCGACGGACGGGTGTACGGTCTCTGGACGGGTGGGTCTTCGACCTTCACGACCATGCTGACGAACGCCGCGACCAACGCCTTCATGGGCCACGGCGTGAGCGCCACGAACTCTCACTTCGTGACCTTCAGCCCAGGGTTATCGTCGGTCACCGCGACGACGCGCTCTAACTTTCACTTTGCGATGACCGTCAACAGTTACACCTCGCGCGCGGGCAAGTTCCCGACGATCCCGATCTACTGCGTGACGACCACGAACTGGTGCGGGCGGGTGCGTGAGATCCGCGTCATGCGGCCTGCGACCTCGGGTGCGCGTATCGACGCGGCTGGCGTCAACAAGGGCTACGTCTACGCGACGAACGCTATCAATGCGACCGACGCCGTCCTCCTGCAGTACTAGGGACCATGATGACCTACACCGAGCAGATTCAGCAGTACGTTTCCGCCTACCCTGAGACGGCACGCGCCACTGTGCCTGAGACGTGCGGCGTGGTCACGTTGCCCGCGTTTCCGCACGTCGAGGTGCATACCTGGGCAGAGGACTTCTGCGAGCTCGAGGACGCCGCCGGCAGCGATATCGCGCGGTTCAAACTCGTCGGTTAGTGCGCCTCTGTGGAGAGGTCACATGGCCGAGACAACCCCAGCGCGGTGGAGTGACCGCTTAGTCCCTGTCCCGGTGTGGTCTCTCATGCTTCTCGGCGCGGCGATGGTCGGCGGCGGGGGCCTCGCAGGCGGATACTTCTCCGAGGCGCAGGCAGCGCCTAGCATTCGCCAGGAGGACGTGGTCGACATGCGGACCATCCTCGCGCGCATCGATGGCCGCCTTGAAGGCATGGAACGCGAGGGCGCGGCCCTCCGCTCCGAGCTGGTGAGCTTGCGCCGAGACGTGAACGCGCTCCGGGCCGATGTCGATACCCTCCAGCGCGGACGCTGACTGTCGTCTAGAGTCTGGCGAGGTGGCCGTGCGAGCCGCGGATGGATGGGTCTTCCCCGATGGCACCACGGTCGCCTCGCTCTCTGACTGCTACATCGCAGTCGGCGCGGGCTGGCGCATCGAGCTAGCAGAGAGCACTAGACGCTCTTCTAGGAGAAACCGTATGGAACCCGTCCCCGTCACGCTCCCAGAGGAGCACGCCGTCGCCCAGGTACAGGACGACGCGACCCTCCTCCCCATCCCCACGGCGCACGCGGCCCCCATTGCGAGCGAGCTCCAACCCGACGCGCAGCCCAGCGCCGCGGACCTTGCGAAGCTCGCCGAGGGGGCGGGCGAGAACCCCATGCTGGCGCTGGGTCTCGCGGTCCTCGCCGTGGTGGGCGGCGGGTCTGCGTGGAAGCTCTGGACGAAGCGCAGTGAGCAGGCCCATGAGCTGGCGATGAAGCGCCTAGAGCTCGACGCAGCGACGATGAACGGTACCGCGCAGCCGCCTCCCTGTCAGGCGAAGCAGGCCGAAGTGGAGGCGAAGCTCGCAGCTATGGAGGCTCGCTTAGCCAAGGCCGAGAAGGCATCGCTCGCCTTGCCCGCAGACTTCGACGCCGACGAGCTGACCGGGCGTCTCGGCAAGGTCGAGGCGGCAGTCCGCCGGATGGGCGTTAAGCCGCCAGCCACAAAGGGAGGTGCGAAGTGACTCTCACGCCGCATTTCAGCTTCGAGGAGCTCACGCGCACGGGGCAGAGCGCCCTCCAGGACGCCAACCGTCGCGAGGCCCGCGACTACATCGACAAGCTGAAGCTGGTCGCCGAGATGCTCGAGGTCATTCGCGCGAAGTTCGGCGCCGTGCGCGTGAATAGTGGCTTCAGGGGGCCTGCGCTCAATCAGGCGGTAGGGGGAAGCTCCTCGTCACAACATTCTAAGGGCGAGGCCGCGGACATCGTGTGTCCCTCGACCACGGTGGATGAACTGCACCGATGGATCGTTGTCGAGAGCGGGCTGAAGTTCGGGCAATGCATCCTCGAGAAGCCCGCCGGCAGTGCTTGGGTGCACATTTCCCTGGGCGCGCCCTACCGTGACCCGAAGAAGTGCGGCGAAAGTCTCGCCTTCGACGGCAAGACCTACGCGCCGAAGCGTTACTAGGCGCTGGGGGAACCCTACCCCAGAAAGGCGGCGCGCTTCCTCGGCATGGTGTCGAGGCGGCGCGTCGTCTCGCTTTGGGGTACGTGTGGCTCGGAGGTCTCATGCCCTACGATCCCGGCGAACTTATCGAGCTGCCCGCGGAGGTCCTCGCGGTCATTGCTGAGGTGCGCTCTGCTACCCGTGCCGACAGTGAAGGCGGCACGAAGATCACTCGTGGCGAGCGGAAGAAGCTGGTCAAGGCCGCGCTTCATCTCGCCTTCCTACTTGCTCGGGATGGGCTCGACTAATGGCCGTTACCCTCACGCCGACGCATCTCCCGCACGTGCTGGTCGTCACGACGGGTGCATCCGGTGTCGTCACGCAGGTCAACCTCCCGGCGACACGACACCTCCAGCTCAACATCCACAACCGGGACCAGGCGTCCAAGGAGTGCATGGTGAGCTTCGACCAGACCCTCGTCGACGGCGGTGCGGCCCCCGTCGCGGGAGGCTGGACGATCGACCAGTACCTCGCCTACAACGTCAACGGAAACGGCGCGAACGGGATGCCCTCGGTGACCAAGTTCTTCCTGTTCAGCCTGAGCCACAACGCCGTCAATGTCGAGCTGCTCCTGAGCACGTCGAAGCCCGCTAACTGAACCTGTAAGCCTTCCTTACAGGTTCAACGCTCTCCGATAGTCGCCAACTGCGCACGGTCGTGCAGGAGCGCGGCCTCTTGCTCTTCGGCGTATGCCTCGACCTCGTCCAGCTGGACCATACACACCTTCCCCGCGTTGTAGTGCGCGATGCGGCGTCCCATGTGGTACTTCCGGAGAAGCGCGTCGAGGCGCTGGCGCATCATGTGCGAGGAAATCAGCGCCACCGCACACCCCGCTTGCTCTCCAGGGCGAACCCCTCGGGAAGCTCCGCACCGGACTTCGCTGCCTTCAAGGCCGCGGCGCGGTCGGGCTCCACCTTCGTCCTACGCCACGTTTCGGGCCATTGAGACACATCTTCTGGCCCGACGATGCTCTGCGTCTCGGCAAGCCACGCCGAATAGGTGGGGCCCTTGACCTTCGGCTCCTCGCCCATCGCCTCGCGCGCGACGAGCAGCCCGGTAGCGAGGGCCTTCACGTGGTCGCTCACGTTCTCGCAGGTCTTCCGCTTCGCGCGGAGGGCCTTCTCCTCGCGCTCGAGAAGCTCCGCCTCGGCTTCCATGCGCCGCACCAGGTGCATACAGGCGAGGACCTTGTCCTCGGACTGCTCGATCCACGTCGTCAGGAACGCCGCGGTCTCCTCGCTCAGGAGGCCCGAGTTCTCCTCGATTTCCATTTGCACGCGCGCTGCTCCGCGCATGAGGTCATACGTCGTCGTCATTGAACCACCGTCCAATCCTCGGCGAGGACATCCGTCTGCGAAGCGAGCCACGGAACGAAGTCAGCGGTTGCGGTCTTCATGCCAATCCACGGGACGGGTCGCAGTCCGTGCAGAGCGGTCTCATACTCGACGTCGACCGTCCAGCCCTTGATGAGGATAAGCCACATCCCCTTCCCGTTCCAGCCCGAGCGGGCCACGCGCTCGCCCTTCTTCAGCGCCATGAGCGCCTCACCGAAAGTCAGCTTGTCCATGTTTACTCCTAGAAGGGGAAGCCGGGGCCGTCTTCGTCAGCGGGAGGAGGTGCATCGAGAAGAGGCCCACGCGTCTGCGGGACAGGCCCGCGAGGCTTCTCGCCGTGCTTCCAGATCACGCCCTGGCATGACTTGTCGCGACACTTGAAGTCGGGTGCCTTGGGGTTCATGTCGCCGCTAGCCTTCTTCGGGCGGTTGTCCCACATCGAGCCTGAGCACGTGGGGCAACTAGGGTCGATGCCGGCCGGCGTCGGCGTCATGCGCTCGACTGTCTCGACGCGGCCTCCGAATGTATCCGCCACACGTTGAGCCAGAGCAGCAACGCGCTGCGGCTGCGGGTTGGGCGTGGCGTGGCTAGCCGCCTGTCCATCGTCATCCTCCGGAGCAACGCCGACCGCTGCGGCAAGCGCATAGCGGCGCAGATAGGTCACAACGGACCCCACGGCAGCGGGGCTCTGGTCGCGGGGGAGCGCGGCGCACACCGACGAGATGTGCTGGCCCGACTTGTGGAGGAGGATGGTCGTCACGGTCGCCGACCCGTCCTCGAGGCGACCGGGATGCTGGGAGACGCTGAGGCCGTTGGCGCTCAGGGCGGCGCGGCAGGCGTCCCACACGCTGGCGAGGTCAGCGTAGCTGCTTTTGAACGCCGGATTCGTGCGGTCCTTAACCGCGCCCTGAATGGAGCCCTGCGCGATTGCGAGAGCGGTGGCGAGCTGGTCGAGCTCAGGGGACTGCGAGAGGATCATCGGGAGAACTCCGGTGCGATGACGGTGATGCCCGAAGGCGTGGTGTGGACGATGGTTCCACGGAGCGACGGGGAGGGGTTCCATTCCCACCCGAGCATCGTGGCGCCCTTCGGCGAGCGGTTGAGCGTGACGCTCCCGCGCCCCTCGGTGTAGGCGACGTAGCCGATGTCTTCGGCGTGGTGTTGCAGTAGGAACGTCAGGAGGTTGGCGAGGCCGAGAGCGTGGTGGTTCATGTGCCATAACTAGCAAGGCTTGCGATATTCGCAACTGCACTATAGTGCAGGCTCATGATGTACCCCACCCTTGGCAGAACCATCCGCGAAGAGCGGGAGAGAATGGAGATGAGCCGCGCGGAGCTCGCTCGACAGGTCGGCGTAGCCGCGTCGCAGGTCACACGATGGGAAGCGGGCGAGTATCGCCCATCGACAGGCGCGATGATGGCCCTCGCGCGCGCCCTGGTCATGGA